GGGCATTTGCTTAAACGACTCCACCGAAGATGGAATGGCCGAGCGATCGCACTAGGGCAAGCGGGGTTTATTGAATACGCCGAAAACGAAGAAGTGGCTGGCGATGATTTTACGCTTTTGCATCATCAAGGCGAGCAGCGCGAATGGATGTTTGAGTGCCCTTCATGCGGAACCGTTCAGCCTTACACGCTCGATCAGGTTGTAATGCCGGAGGAGGGGACGAATGCCGAGAGAGCAATGGCAATGCATTACGAATGCAACAATGAACAATGCAAAGAGCAGTTTAGAGATGACACCAAAACCAGAAGGGCGCTTTCGGATTCGTCGCGGTTTGTAAAAACCAGAGAAGCCATTTTGCCGGGCAACGTATCCTTCCACTTAAACGCCTTTGCGCTTTGGCGTTCTCCTTGGCAAGACATTGTCTTGGAATGGCTAACTGCTCAGGATTCCATGCGGCAGGGTTTGTCTATTCCGCTTCAGCAATTTACGCAGAAACAAATGGCGGAGCCTTGGGACGACGCTTTGACTATTGAGCGGCCAGATCTGGACTTTTTGGGAGAAGGCAAAAGCGTCAGTGATTTTGTTGAAGGGGAAAAGATTACCGGAGAGCTTATTAGGTTCGCCACGATTGACGTTGGACGAGATCACTACTGGCTAGGAATTAGGGCCTGGCGTCCAGACAGTTCTTCCGTTGGTCTTTACTACTCCCGAGTCAATACGGCGGAAATGCTGCACAAGCTTTGCCAGGATTACGGGGTAAACCCGAAGTGCACTTATATCGACTCCGGATATGAGGCGGGAAAGGTTTACGACCTTTGCGGAAGATACGGGTGGAGAGCGATCAAAGGGGACGGCGTGGCGGCAAGCTTTAAGCATCCAATCCCTGGCGGGACAGAAGAGAAGGTTTTTTCCCGCGCACGCCGTGTTCTTTCTCCAAGTCGAAAGCGGGTTGCGCTTTACCATATTGCGGTCAATCCAGTCAAAGACGTCTTGGCACGGTTAAGATCTGGAGAGTATTCAGCTTGGCAAGTCCCTGAAGATATAGGGAAGGAGTGGGTTGCTCAAATTGATTCAGAGGAGCGGGAAGAGTTTATCCACCCAACGACAAAGCAACTAGCCACAAGGTGGAAAAGGGTAAAGCGAGCAAACCACGCGTGGGACTGTGAGGTTTATCAGGTAGCCGCGGCGATTATGCACCGCGTATACAATCAATGACCTAAAAGGTAGTTTTAGCTCATTTACCAAAAGGCGGCATATAAGGTCTGCCGTTGTTTGCGATTTGCCAAAATTGCACTCTTGACGGCTTTGCTTTGCTTTAAAATGGCAAGAAGTGAGGCAAGCGCGTCAGATCTACAAAGCAATTCGGAACAGCCCTGAAAAGGTTTCGCAAATCAGGAACTGGTATGCAGAGGTCGCGCTGGATTGCTTAGATCCTGATAAGCAGCTTGAGACGACTTCGTTCACTTTAAACGGGCAAAGCGCAAGCGGCACCCTGGCTGGAACCAAACAGCAGCTTCTCGATTTGCTTTCGTTAGTGGTGAAGCAGCTGGACGAAGGAGCGGCCTACTCAACAAGGGTGACAGGTGTGCGCATTGGTTGATATGGCAATTCTCGATCAGTTTGGAAATCCGGCGGGAAACACTCGCTTCGCCAGGGCTGCGTCCAGGAACCCCTTTCGCGGGGTGCAGTTTGGCAACCAAGATAAAAGCATCAACGAGCTTATTCCTTCAAGGGACAGAAAGACTCTGGCTACGTTGTCCCGGCGATTGGTATTCAATCAGGGGCCACCCAAAGAAGCCATCCGACAGAAAGCCAGCTACTCAGTCGGAAAGGCTTGGATGCCAATATATCACGGCAGCGACTCAGCCGTTGGAGAAGAGGCGGTGTCCTGGCTGCAAAATGTTTGGTATCCGGTCTGCGATGTCAGAGGAAACGGCCATGACTGGCGCGAATTCCTGGAGGTTGTCTCCAAGTGTGTGGACAGAGACGGGGAAAGCTTTGTCCTTCTTACCGAATCGAAGAGCGGATTCCCCAGGTTGCAACACGTTCCGAGTCACCAGGTTTTTTCAGACAGCAGCGAAACGGTGGTGAACAAAGGGCCATATCGTGGCCTCAAGATTGACGACGGAGTGATATACAATAAGCAAGGTGCTTCTGTCGCTTACCGTGTCAACGCAGACAATAGCGGAAAAAGCTTTAAAGATATTTCAGCAAGGGATCTTTGCCACGTTTACGAATCAGATTTCCCAGAGCAGCGCCGAGGCTACCCAGCTTTTAGCCACGCCTTAGACGATCTTAAAAACAGCATGACCAGCACCGAGCTGGAGACGGTGAGACAAAACCTCATCTCGTCAATGTTCCTGGTGGAGCGTTCCCCTAACGGCCCAGATCCAGACGATCCGGCTTGGATTAGCGACATCGACACCACAAACAAAGAGGCCGTTTTGTATGAGCAAATCGCGCCAGGAATAAGACACATTGGCAGCGAAGACGGAAGCGGGTTTGAAGTTGTTGAGCATAAGAATCCAGGCGACACCTGGAGCAGCTTCAACGACCGGCTTTTAAAATCGGCAGTCGTAGGCTGTGGCTGGGCCTATTCAATGGTATGGGCCAGCCCGGGCCAAGGCACGGCAGAGCGAGCAGAGATCATGCGGGCGCGGAAGGCGATTGAGTCTAGACAGAAGCGCCTTCTGTATTTTGCGAAAAAGGCAATCACCTATGCAATTGCAAAAGCAAGCGAGGGAGGCTTTGGAGTTACCGCCCCTGGCAACATGCTGAAATGGTCGTTTTCAATGCCGGAACGTCTAAGCGTAGATGACGGCAGAGAAGCTCGCTCGCTCAGGGAGGCAGTCGAAAAGGGCCTTTGTAGTGAGCAAGAATACCAGTCATTTAAAGGAAAAGAATACGAGGAGCATTTAAGAGATCAAGCGATGGCTAAAGTCGCTAGGGCAAAAGTTGCAAGAGAAGTGTCAGAGACAAACGCCGAAGGCATTAACATTAGGCCCGAAGAACTTGGGGCGCACGACATCGTTCTGGCTCCGTTAACCGATCAAGTTTTAGAGCAAACTGATCCAGCAGGAGAAGAAGGAGAACAGAGCGAGCCTAAACAAACCGGGGCTTCTCAAGAGAGCGCAAAGGAACTTATCGACGCTTACGGAGCAGCCGTTCGTGCCGGGGCTCTTACTCCGCAACCAAAAGACGAGGCCCACTTTAGAAGCCTGGCGGGTCTTCCTCAAGTATCTGATTCGACCGCGGCCTTGTGGAAGAAGCAGGGAAACACAAGGCAACCGGTAACCCTAGCAAAAGCAGACGAGCCAAGAACGAACTAGCAACAATGAAGGAAATAATGATTTACGGGCCGATCGGCTCACAGGTAACCGCTAGAGAAGTTGTGCAGCAATTTCAGGAGGCACGCGGTGAAGAGGTCTTGCTGCGCATTAACTCAGAAGGCGGCAGCGTCTTGGAGGGAGAGGCGATTTTAAACGCGATCCGACAGCACGATGAAAAAGTATACGGTCAAGTCGACGGCTACGCCTTCTCGATGGCTGGGATTATCGCTCTCGGGCTGAGAGAGGAAGAGGGTCAAGGGGGGCTGACAATGCCCGCTGATGGCTGGCTTATGCTGCACGACGTTAGAGTGGGAGCTGGTGGGACTGTTGAGGATTTGGAAAGAATGCTCGCGCAGATCAAAAGCATGAACGCCTCGATTGCGGTAAAAGTCGCCTCCGCTTTTAACATCTCAGAAGAGGAAGCAGCTAAAAGGCTTAAAAATGAAATTTGGATGTCGGGAGCAGAAGCCTTGGAGGCTGGGATAGTTTCCGCCCTCAATCCTTCTGAAGCTCTAGCCGCCCAGCTAGACACCAGCAGTTTTACCAATATGCCGAAAGAATTTCTCCGCGGAATCCAGGACGAAGAATCGACCCAGGAAGAAACGGACCCATCAACAACGACAAACGAAATGAAGCTATTCAAGCTATTCAAAAACGATAAGGCCGAGCCTTCTTTGGAGTTTGCCGAGATTGGCCCCGATGACCTCGGAGCCGAGCTGGCAGAAGCCCAAAAGAGTCTCGACGAAGCAGTTGCAACTCACTCCGCGCAATTAATCGCACGCGACGAGAAGCACGCCGAAGCTCTCCAGAACGCTCTATCAGAGCAGGAGGTTGAGCTTTCTGCAAAGCACGCCGAAGAACTGGCGAAGAAGGACGAGGCCATCGAGGCCGCTAGTAACTCTTCCGAAGAAAAGGCAAACGAGATCCTCGCGCAAGCTGGCCATTCTCCAGTGGAGACAACCGAGCCACAAGAGGAGTCCATCAAGGACAAATACCTGGCCCTTTCGCCAGGCGAGGACAGAGCAAAATTTCGGGCCGATAACGCCGAGGAGCTTAAGGAAGCCTTCGGATCTGGAGCCCTCAAGTAATTAAACAAATCAAACACAACCAAATAATACAATGGCAGCAGTAGACCTATCAGTCGAAGAACTTTCCGACGAAGCAGTAAGCAAACTCGGCGAGCTTCTCGCACCAATTCAAGCCTTCACCGTTCTGAATCCTTCAGACGCGAGGGTGAAATCAACCGGCACTAACGGCGGCGTTTATCAAGTCGAAGTGACTAACGCGCTCCCGACTGTCGCGGACAATCCAGCCGATTACGAGGCAATGACCTCGGGCACCCAGACAAATGTCGCAATCACAACCGCGAACATTTCTGTGATGCAGAAGCTGACAAACCTCCAGCAACAGCAGGGCATTCCGTTTAAGACTCGCATTCCAGACGCATCGAAAGCGCTTGCCGCTGGGATCTGGAACAAGGTCACCGCCATGATCAATGGAGGTGGATACACCGACGCCGGACAGGCAGCTTCTGCGAGCGCTTTGACGGTTGCAGAAATCCAGACCTTGCGTGCAAGTGTTCCAGCGAACGACGTTGCGCTGATGGTTGAGCATTCCACTAGTGGAGCCCTCTACCCATCTGACAAAAACAGCTTCCAGTTCAACGAGGTTGGCGCCTACGGGTTTAATAACATTTACCCAGTGTCCGACTTCACCGGTGGAGTCACAAAGCAGATGGCTTTTGCTTGTTCCAAGGAGGCTGCGGTTGCAGTTTCTGGACTTGCACTGGAGCGGCAGGAGTCAATCGACCTGACTAACGGTTCCTCGATTATCGAGAACTTCACAATTGAAAGCGTTGGAATCCCGGTCGAGCTTAGGATCTGGCAGAATAGCGGCACTAAGGATCTCTACCTTACTCTTGAAACCTGCTTCGGAATCGACACCGCCGACGCCACCGCAGGCGCATTCCTCGACCACGCGTAACCATGTCCTATCTGATCCAAGACAGTAAAGACGGCAAAGCCAAGGTTCTCCTTTCCGGGGGAACCGCGGCTTGTGAGATAGAAGGAGCAAAGCAACACGCTTCCGGCAAGTCCGACCTAATTGTTATTTGTGATCGGAAGGGAGTGGTTGCCCAGTTTTCAGGGAATTACCAAATTAATTTAAAGCGGCGCGAAGCTTCAAAAGCGCGGCAGGCCAAAAGCCAAGACGAGAGAAACGCGGAATCCGCTTTAAGGGCGGCGGAAGCAAACGAGGCGACAGCAAACGCCGCTCTTGAAAAAGCTAAGGCCAGCGCAGACGAAGCCGCAAAGGCCGCAAAAGAACGGGCGAGCGCGGCAAAAGCGGCGAGCGTTCCGGCTACCAATCAACCAACAAAAAAGGCCGCAAAGAAAAAAGCGGCTAGCAACAATTAGAGGCGAGGTAGTATCCCGGCCCTGGTTTGGCTTTGTGCCACCAGGGCTGGGAATCGCCACTGAAATAAGTGTCTATTCTCGGAAAGATAGCAGTCCAGGCATTAAAGCCTGCGGCAAGTTTGCTTGGCCCAAACGACAAGCCAAGCTCCCTAATTATTGGAACCGAGGGGCAAGCATGGGAAGGCACCGTTAATGAGGAAAGAGTAACGAGGGACTATATGGATGGCGGCCAGCAAGTAGAAATCGAGCAAGAGTTTGTGGGATCAAGCGAGGAATTTCTGGAGCGTTACCCTGACAACGCAAAGACTTACGAGGGTTTAGCTGCAACAGTTGACGGCAAGTCAAGAAAGGTTGGCGAAATTACAGTAGGAGAAGCCTTCACAACCATCAGCTTAACAGGACCGGAGGAAGCGCCATGAATATAAAGGCAACCGCGGAAATATCCAAAGCTTCCATGAGGAAGTTCCAGAAGAAATTTGGAGACACATCCAACCAAGCTTTGTTACGCTTGGCGGTTTCCACTGGCCGCGAATGCGCTTTGCTCACCCATCCAATGAAGAACGGGAAAGCAGTCCAAATGGATGCGATCCAAAAGGGGGCGAGAAAGAATATAGCAGTTTTGCCGCCTAAGCTTTTTAATCAAATCACCAAAAAGCCAAACCCTGCCTTTCGATTTTCAAGGGGGGCCGCTGGGGTTGTTTGGTCAAAACTGACAGAAGATCGAATACTAAGAAGCGATCGGGAGATTTATGACTTTATCGAGCAAACCAGAAAGCCAAACGGTCGGGCGGGTTGGCTTCCTTATACCGAAAAAGCCATTTGCAAAAAAGGCGATTTCAACAAGGCAATGGTAAGGCGGCGTAAACTTGCGGGCGTTACCAAGGGTTCTTGGCTTGGAGGACACCAGGAGTTATCAAAGAAAATCAGAGGAGGAGACAAGCCGAGGCTAGGCAA